GCCACGATTGATGAGATTTCATTCAGCACCAGAACTATTAATGCATCTGGTGGATCTTTGGTCCTTGATTCTTCTACTAATAGTGTAGTAGCTAACTCAGACCTGACAGTATCTGATGATCTGACAGTTCAAGATGATACAACTCTGGGTCAAACAGATGCCGATTCCCTGACTGTCAACGCAACTTCTACATTCGTCGCTGCAATCACTTCGACCAATATCACTGCTGATGCAATTCAGATCGGTGTTGATGCAGACAATGAGATCTCCACAACTACAGGCGATCTGATTCTTGATTCTGCAGGTGGTAAAGTTCATATCACAGACAACGCAGAGGTTGACGGAAACCTACAGGTAGATGGTAACACAACTATTGGTGATGCTTCTAGTGATAGTTTGACTGTCAATGCACAGTCCACATTCAATGCAAACATCACTTCTACCAACAGAGCAAACATCCGTGACCTCAAGATTGGTACTGATGCTGCAAATGAAATCGGCACCTCTTCAGGTAATCTGATTCTGGATTCTGATGGTGGTACAGTCAACATCACTGACGATCTTCTGGTTGATCTGAATGCAACTGTCACTGGAAACTTGACTGTCGTTGGTCAGATTGACGTTGATAACCTCAGAGCAAGTGGTAATACAGTTGAGTCTACAAGTGGTCATCTGATTCTGGCATCTGCTGGTAACATCGCTACATCAGAACAGGTTGACATTACAAACACTCTGAATGTAACTGGTCAACTCAATGCAGATAACCTGAGACTTGATGGCGACACTCTCTCCAACACTGCTGGCAATAACCTCGACATCACTGCAACTGCTGATGTTGATGTCCAAGGTCAACTACAAGTTGGTTCTACTGCTTTCGCAGTTGGCACTGGTGTCAATGCTTCTACTGCAGAAGTTGAAGCATCCAACCTTGCAGTCGCTGGAAATGCAGTTGTTGATGGTGATCTGACAGTCAGAGATAATCTGGTCGTTACAACTGATGTCGCTGTTCCTGCAGTTGTCCTCAGTTCTACATCTAAGAGTTCTGCAAAGACCTCTACTATTGCAAGTACAAACGTTTCCACACCATATCAAATCGATGCTGATGGAAGCACACCTGATGATGCAGATGGTGTCAAGTATACGATCTGTGTAATCAACTCCAGTAACCCGAGATATATGTCTGAGATTCTCATGACATACGATGGCACTGACATGCAAAACGCAGCTGCAATCAACCTCACTGAGTATGCAGTTGTCAATCCAAACTCTCTTGGATATGCATTCTCCGCTGACTACGACGCAGGTAATGGTGGTCAGATCGTTCTGTCTATTGTTGGTGTTCCTGCATCTACATCAGTAACTGTCAAACTCCACAAAACACATCTAACCTAAGACATAGAGGGATAGTGAACCTATGGCTAACTTTAACGTAAAAGAAGGATTATCGATCCAGGGGACTGAGATCGTCGATGAGAACAGGGTTGTTAGAAATGCAACCCTGAATGCTTCTAATTCTGTAACCTTCCAGAATATTCCAAACACAGGTCTTGTCAATGACGGACTTACAGTTAACGGATATGATATTGATCTAGGCGGATCACAAACTCTTGATACAGATGATATCCAAGAGTCTGGAACTCCTACCAATATCTACTTTACAACTGCAAGAGCTCGTGCTACAGTATCTGTAAATCAACCAAGTGGTGATGGTACACTTGCATACAACAATGGAACTGGTGTATTTACATACACTGGACCTAGTGCTGCAGAAACAAGAGTACACTTCAGTGCTACTACATCAACTGGTGCAACATACGATAGTACCACTGGTGTTATTGCACTGGCAAATATTCCTAACACTGCAATCACAAACTCAAGTATTACCATTAATGGTATTGCAACTAGTCTTGGTGCAGCAAGAACACTGAACACTGACGATGTTCAGGAAGACCCTTCACCTAGTAATAAGTATTTTACTGAAGCAAGAACAAGAGCTGCAGTATCAGTAACACCTAACACTGGTCTGAGTTATGACAGTGGCACTGGTGTATTTGAACTTGCGAATATTCCAAACTCTTCTCTGACATATTCATACTTTACTATTAACAACACTCAGGTTCAACTGGGTCAGTCAGTTGGTTTCCCAAACCAGTTTACTGATGATGTTGTTGAGGATGCCAACCCAACAAACCTGTACTTTACCTCAGCACGTGCTCGTGCAGAGTTTAGTGGTGGAACTGGAGTAACCTATGACAGTGGTACTGGTCAATTCTCTATTGGTCAGGCAGTCGCAACTACAGACAACGTTACTTTTGCTGATCTGACTGTCAATGGAGACCTAACAGTTGCAGGTACTACCACAACTCTGAATACAGAAACCATTCAACTGGCAGACAACACGATTGTTCTGAACAGTAACGCTACTGGATCTGCAACAGAAGATGGTGGTATTGAAATCGAACGTGGCGATGATACAAACAAAACTTTCATCTGGGATGAGACCAACGACAAGTGGACGATTGGTTCTGAGACTTTTGTTGCATCAACAGTAGAAGCGAACTTGACTGGTAATGTCACTGGTACAGTTTCTAGTATTTCAAACCACGACACAGACGCACTGACAGAGGGTTCTACGAACGTTTATTACACTTCTGCTAGGTTTGATACAGACCTCGCCACAAAGACCACAGACAACCTCACAGAGGGTTCTACGAACGTCTACTATACATCTGCTAGGTTTGACACTGATCTTGCCACAAAGGATACTGCAGACCTTGCAGAGGGTACTAACCTCTACTATACAAATGCAAGAGCAGACGCTCGTGTCAATCTACAGACTGGTGCTAACCTCGATCTATCTCAGAAGACAACTGCAGATCTGACAGAGGGTGCCAATCTATATTACACTGACGCTCGTGCAGATGCTAGAGTTGATGCAGGATTTACTGCAAAGTCAACTACAGATCTATCTGAGGGCACTAATCTTTATTACACTGACGTTCGTGCAGATGCTCGTGTCGCTGCTGCATCTGTAACTGATCTAAGTGATGTCGATCAGGCACTTGCAACAACTGATTCCCCCTCTTTTGTTGCGATTACATCTACTGTTGCTACTGGAACTGCACCATTTGTTGTTGCTTCTACAACTAAGGTCGCTAATCTGAATGCTGACTTACTTGATGGAATGTCAACACATTCTTCTGCACAAGCATCTTCGATTGTTTCTCGTGATGCATCGGGTGACTTTGCTGCTAATGTTATCACTGCTTCTCTGACTGGTAATGTCACTGGTCAAGTTTCTGACATCAGCAACCATGATACCGACGCACTGTCTGAAGGTGCTACGAACCTCTACTTTACAGATGCTCGTGCTCAGACTGCGCTGACAACCCAACTTGCCGCAAAACAAGATACGATTGTTGCAGGTGACTACAGTAATACTACAGTAACTACCTCAACTGGTGTTGAAGTTGATTTCACTATCAGTGCTGGTCGTTCAGTCAATGACGTTCTTGTCTTTGCTGATGGTGTACTGAAACTACCTACAACTGATTACACTATCTCTGGCACAACTCTTACGTTCGGTGTTGCCCCTGGTAACAACGTCGTAGTACACATCCGTTACCTTCCACTAGGCTGATAACCAATGGCTAAACCAACTACTAGAACAGAACTCAAGGAATATTGCTTGAGAAGACTGGGCAAACCAGTCTTGGAAATCAACGTTGATGACACTCAACTTGAGGATGCAATCGACTATGCATTGTCCAAGTTTCAGGAGTTTGGTTATGACAGTATGTATCGTGCATATCTGAAGCATAAGTTCACATCTGCTGAACTTACAAGACTCAGAGAAACAAACGATACTATTACTACTGCTGATGGAACGGTATATGAAGAAGGTCAGACATATATCCAACTACCTTCTGATGTGATTAGTGTCCAAGGCATCTTTGACTTTGGCGATAAGAACGCAATGAGTTTCTTTGACGTTCGTTATCAAATCAGACTGAATGATTTGTATGACTTCACATCTGCATCATTCGCACACTACTACATTATTCAACAACAACTGGCACAGATTGACTTCCTTCTAGTCGGAAAGAAACCTATCAGATACACACAGACAACAGATCGTCTGTATGTTGATATGGACTTCCGAACAGATACAGAAGTCGATAAGTATATTATCATTGATTGTTATAAGTCTATCGATCCAGATAACTTCCCCAAGGTTTATCAAGAACCATGGCTTCTGGATTACACCACTGCTCTATTCAAGAGACAGTGGGGAGCAAACCTCATCAAATATGATGGTGTCCAACTCCCTGGTGGCGTGACTCTCAATGGCACCAAAATTTATGATGACGCTGTTCAGACCATAGAAAAACTAGGTGAAGAACTTAGAGATCATCATGAACTTCCACCACTAGACATGATCGGATGATATGGCACTCAATTCCTATTTCTCTCAAGGCACACAAGCAGAAAGAGACCTCTATGAGGATCTCGTTATCGAGCAGATAAAAATCTATGGACAAGATCTAAAATACATGCCGAGAACACTCGTCAATAGAGACGAGTTGTTTGGAGAAGATGTCTCTTCAAAGTTTGACGATGCGTATACACTTGAGATGTATATTGCAAACGTTGAAGGCTTTGAGGGAGATGGGGATTTGTATAGTAAGTTTGGTATTAGAGTAACTGATCAGGCAACATTTATCGTTTCTAGAAAGAGGTGGACTGAAGAAGTAGACGATAACGCTGAATTGATTAGAGAGGGTAGACCAAATGAGGGAGACCTTATTTACTTCCCACTTACCAAAAAATTATTTGAAATTAAATTTGTAGAGTATAAGAAACCATTCTATCAACTTAAAAATCCATACGGAGCATTCGTATACGAGATCAGATGCGAACTCTTTGAATACAGTGACGAGGTTCTCGATACTGGTGATACTGAAATCGATAACATCGAGACTACATTCGCTGCTGCGATCAAACTCATCATGGATCCTGGTGGTATAGGTGACTTCCAGGTTGGTGAAGAGGTTGTAGGTGATGAATACCAGGCTAAGGCAACGGCAACTATCACAGGTGACGCAGTAACTGCAGTGACTGTTACGGACGGTGGTGGTAATTACAATGCCGTATTGCCACCATCAGTCACATTTAGCGGAGGAGGAGGAAGTGGAGCTACAGCGACTGCTACGGTATCTAGTGCTGGTATTGTCACTGGTATTGCTATTACGAGCGGCGGAACTGGGTATACTTCTGCACCAACTGTCACGATTGACAACTCCCCTAAAGACAACAGAGCAGAAGTCAAGTCCTGGAACAGTTCTACAAGAGAACTTCAAGTCATCAACAGAACAGGAGTCTTTACAACTGCAGAGACAGTAACTGGTCTCACATCAAATGCTAGATGGAGTCCTGAGTCTTATAACACTATAAATAATACAAATAGTGCCTGGGATCAAAACGATTACATCGAAACCGAGGCAGATGATATCATTGATTGGACTGAAACAAACCCATTCGGTGACTTTGGAAATCAAGGAGACAGTTACTAATGTTAGGGACATACACTTATCACGAAATTATTCGTAAAACCATCGTCGGTTTCGGAACTCTGTTTAACGACATTGAGATCCGTAGAACTGGTGAGGGTGGTCGTATTGAGGCGATGAAAGTCCCCCTCAGTTATGGACCTAAACAAAAGTTTCTAGCAAGACTAGAACAACAAGCAACTCAGGAACAACCAGTACAAATGGTTCTTCCTAGAATTGCATTTGAGGTAAAGAATATTTCTTACGATTCCAGTAGGAAAGTATCTCCTATCCAAACAATCAAAGCCGTTGATCCCGATAATGATGCAAAGGTGAGAAGGGCATACATGCCTGTCCCATATAACATCGACTTTGAACTCGCTATCATTGCAAAGAATAGTGATGATGCAGTACAGATCGTCGAACAGATTCTTCCATACTTCCAACCATCTTTCAATATCTCAGTTGATTTAGTTTCGTCAATCGGAGAGAAGAGAGATATTCCCATGGTACTAGATAATGTTTCTTTTGACGACAATTATACTTCTGGATTTGAAGAAAAAAGAGTCATTATTCATACATTAGATTTTACTGCAAAAACTTATTTGTTTGGTCCAGTTGCAAGTAGCAGTGAAGGTCTTATTAAGAGAGTTCAGGTTGATTATGCAACCAATACAAATGTAAAAGAATCGAAAAGATCGCTCAGGTATGTTGCAACACCTAGGGCACTTAAGGATTACAATGATGATAATACCACAACACTTGCAGAAGATATAACAGATACCAAGACGCAATTTACTGTAGCCAATGCTTCTAGTTTGGTTGAGGATAGTTATATTGCAATTGGTGGTGAATTAATGTACATCAGAGAAATTGACAATGAAAAATTAACTGTCACTAGAGGAGTGGATGGAACTAGAACAGATGCGCATCTCACAGGAGCATCTGTTGATGTTGTAAATAATGATGATAATGCACTGGTTGAGGTTGGTGACGACTTCGGATTTAGTGAAGATAGATTTGACTTTGGTGATGGT